CAGATATAACTGTAAGAACTAGTGATGTGCAAGACCTGATTTCTTTTGTCCCCTATAAGCTTCATAATAGGTATCCGCAAAAATGCGGCGGTAGTGAGATATTGAGATATATGGAATTAAAGAAAATCCTTGTATCAAACTTTAGAAACAAGGTTATATGCCCGGAATATTTGCGCGCCTCAATAAAACAGCGGTGGGAGCTTTTACAAGGACTCATGGATTCTGATGGATGCATTAGCACAAGAAAGGCACAGAGCGTTTATGTTAGTACGATAAAGCAACTGGCGGAATCAGTGAAAGAGTTATTATGGAGCCTGGGAATAAAAAATGCTATGACGGAAGGACCATCAACAAGATGTGGCAAACCAACAGGTGAAACTTTATACACCATAAGATTTACGACTTTTGAAGATCAGCCTACATCAAAATTACATAGAAAGATTTCTCGTAAACGGGAACGTGTAAAATTGACACGTTCCTGTTTTCATTATCTAGCCGCTATAGAGCCACTAAAAGAAAAAGTTGAAATGCAGTGCATACAGGTAGATAGTCCAAGTCATTGTTATTTGGCAGGTAAATCTATGGTTCCTACCCATAACAGTGAACTGGCAGCAGCCGTTGCACTTCTTTTATGCTGCGGAGATGGAGAACAGAGGGCTGAGATTTATGGCTGTGCTGCAGACCGCCAGCAAGCAACCATTGTATTTGATGTGGCTGCTGATATGGTTCGTATGTGTCCGGCTTTAAGCAAGAGAGTGAAAATCCTTGCATCTCAAAAGCGCATTCTTTATTTACCCACTAAAAGTTTTTATCAAGTATTGTCAGCTGAAGCTTATTCTAAGCACGGCTTTAACATTCACGGTGTGGTTTATGATGAACTTCATGCGGCTCCTGATAGAAAGCTCTTCGATGTTATGACTAAGGGCTCAGGTGATGCGAGAATGCAGCCTCTTTTCTTTTACATAACTACTGCCGGGACAGACACCAATTCCATATGCTATGAAGTACACCAAAAAGCGAAAGATATCCTGGACGGCAGAAAGCACGATGAAACTTTCTATCCTGTTATTTACGGCGCTGATGAAACAGATGACTGGACCAGTCCTGAAGTGTGGAAGAAGGCGAATCCTTCTCTTGGCATTACCATTGGCATGGATAAGGTTGTGGCAGCCTGCGAGTCAGCAAAAGAAAATCCGGGTGAAGAGAATTCCTTCAGACAATTAAGACTGGACCAATGGGTAAAACAGTCTATTCGTTGGATGCCAATGGCAAAGTGGGATGCCTGTGCGTTCCCTGTAAATGCCAAGGAGTTAGAAGGACGCATTTGTTTTGGTGGTTTGGACTTATCTTCCACTACAGATATAACGGCCTTTGTTCTTGTGTTTCCTCCTGAGGACGAAACCGATAAATATATAATCCTGCCATATTTCTGGGTGCCTGAGGAGACGTTAGACCTTCGGGTAAGGCGTGACCATGTGCCTTATGATATCTGGCAGAAGCAGGGTTTCATTCAGACTACAGAAGGGAACGTGGTGCATTATGGCTACATAGAGCAGTTCATAGAAAAGCTGGGCGAGAAGTATAACATAAAAGAAATAGCCTTTGACCGTTGGGGCGCTGTGCAGATGACGCAGAACCTTGAGGGCATGGGCTTCACTGTTGTGCCTTTTGGCCAGGGTTATAAGGATATGTCTCCACCTACCAAGGAACTCATGAAACTGACGCTAGAACAGAAACTTGCTCATGGCGGGCATCCAGTTCTCCGTTGGATGATGGACAACATCTTCATCCGAACGGATCCTGCCGGAAACATAAAGGCAGACAAGGAAAAGTCTACGGAGAAGATAGACGGTGCTGTAGCTACTATTATGGCGTTAGACAGAGCACTAAGAAATGATGGCGGTGGTGGTTCTGTGTATGATGGGAGAGGACTTTTAGTATTGGAATAGCTTGCCTTAACACGATTTCAAGTGCTATACTGACCTTATTGGGGGGCGGTAGAAATGGGCATAAAAAAATGCGCTGCGGAAATGGCTAATGAACTACTTGATGCGGAAGAACTCGAGGAACATGAGAGAGTATCAAAAAAACAAAATGGGGATGATTCATTTTATTCTGAGAAGAATATGGAACGCTTACGCAAAGGAATTGCTGACTTAGATGCTGGTAAAGGCGTAGAACATAATCCATTTAAAGTCGCTGAATTAATAAAGAGTAAGTTTATAAATAAATAATTTTTTGAAAGCAGGACGTTCTAAACAGGACGTCCTTTTCTTATGCTCAAATTTAAGGAGGTGGTCGAGATTTTCAACTTAATAAGCAAGATATTTAAATCAAGAGACAAACCCACGAATAGCTTAAGTCATTACTTCTTTGGAGGTAGTTCCTCAAGCGGGAAAATGGTTACAGAGCGTTCTTCCATGCAGATGACGGCGGTGTATTCCTGCGTCAGGATTTTGGCAGAAGCCGTGGCAGGGCTGCCTTTTCATCTGTATAGGTACAATGACAGTGGCGGAAAGGAAAAGGCATTAGACCATCCGCTATATTTTTTGCTTCACGATGAACCTAATCCAGAGATGACAGCGTTTGCTTTTAGGGAAACACTAATGGGGCATCTCCTTTTGTGGGGAAATGCCTATGCGCAAATTGTAAGAAATGGCAAAGGACAGGTCCTTGGATTGTATCCTTTGATGCCCAATAAGATGCGTGTAGACAGAGACCAGAACGGGAGAATCTATTATGTTTACACAAGAACTCAGGAGGATTCAAAACTGGGAGAAACAGGCCAGGTGTATTTGGACGCAAAGGATGTACTTCATATTCCGGGCCTTGGCTTTGACGGTATTATGGGCTATTCCCCCATAGCAATGGCTAAGAATGCAGTTGGCATGGCAATAGCCTGCGAAGAGTACGGGGCTAAGTTCTTTGCCAATGGAGCTTCTCCGGGAGGAGTACTAGAGCATCCTGGTATCGTAAAGGATCCCGAAAGGGTGAGAGAAAGCTGGAACTCGGTTTATCAGGGAAGTGGTAATTCCCACAAAATTGCAGTTTTAGAGGAGGGTATGAAATATACTCCCATAGGCATTTCGCCTGAACAGGCACAGTTCTTAGAGACAAGGAAGTTCCAGATTAACGAGATAGCTCGAATTTTTAGGGTACCGCCTCACATGGTGGGAGACCTTGAGAAGTCGAGCTTTTCTAATATAGAACAGCAGTCTCTGGAATTTGTGAAGTATACCTTAGACCCATGGGTAATCAGATGGGAGCAATCTATAAACAGGCAGCTTCTTTTGTCTCAGGAAAAGGGTGTATATTTCTCTAAATTCAATGTGGATGGACTATTGCGTGGGGATTACCAGAGCAGGATGAGCGGCTATGCCACGGGCGTTCAGAACGGTTTCATGTCTCCCAATGATGTTAGGGAACTTGAGAACATGGACCTTATACCTGAGGAACTAGGCGGTAACAGATACTTGTGTAACGGAAATATGATTGACATTGCGAGTGCCGGAAATTGGGCGCAAACTAATGGCAACAAAATTTAAGGAGAAAAGAAAATGAAGAAATTTTGGCAGTGGAAAAGTAACAAGGTATTAAACAGCGAAAATGTAGAAACTGAAGAAAGAGTTCTTGTGCTTAATGGAACAATAGCAGACGAAAGCTGGTACGGAGATGAAGTAACGCCTAAAATCTTCAGGGACGAGCTTATGGCAGGTGAAGGTGACATTACAGTCTGGATTTGTTCTCCCGGCGGGGACTGCATAGCAGCTTCTCAGATTTATACCATGCTAATGGAATATAAAGGGAAGGTCACAGTAAAGATTGACGGTATTGCTGCAAGTGCGGCCTCTGTCATTGCTATGGCAGGTGGCAAGGTCCTCATGAGCCCTACGGCTGTCATGATGATTCACAATCCCTTTACCATGGCGGTTGGTGAGGCTAAAGAATTTAAGACCGTTATTCAGATGCTGGACGAAATAAAGGAGTCTATCATCAACGCCTATGAGCTTAAGTCTAATCTGGCTAGAGATAAGATTTCCAAGCTCATGGACAATGAAACATGGCTCAATGCCAATAAAGCCGTAGAGTTAGGCTTTGCGGATGGGATTATGTACGAAAACAGTGACAAGGATGCAGGCAGTGCAGATGCATATATGTTCGCAACAAAGACTGCAGAAATAGCTCTGTGCAACAAAATAAGAAGTAAGGATGCAAAGCCGGAACCTAAAGGGTTGCCGGTTTCTTTATTTGAAAAAAGATTAAAGCTCTTAGAGCATTAATCTCAAGTCTTATAAAAGTAAGGCTTTTTACATATAAATAATAAAAAACATTTTAGGGAGGAATTACACATGAGTAAAATTTTAGATTTAATGGAAAAGAGAGCAAAGGCATGGCAGGCAGCAAAGGATTTTTTGGATACCAAAAGCAAGGATGGTATGTTAAGCGCCGAGGACGCAGAAACTTATGACCGTATGGAAACAGATGTTGTAAGCATGGGCAAGGAAGTAGCAAGACTGAAGAGACAGGAAGATTTGGATAGGGAACTGGCGTTAGCTACCAGTAAGCCTATTGTTGAGAAGCCTCAGGCTCCTATTGATGATGATGCTCCTAGCGGCCTTGCTTCTAAGCAATACGCGAAAGCCTTCTGGAAGGTAATGCGCAGTAAGAATCCTAGCCATGAAGTGTTAAACGCTCTTACCATTGGCACGGATACTGAAGGCGGTTATCTGGTGCCTGATGAATTTGAGCATACATTGGTTCAAGCTTTGAAGGAGAATAACATCTTCCGTCAATTAGCTAATGTAATTACCACTGCTTCTGGGGACAAGAAAATACCTGTAGTGGCTTCTCACGGCAGTGCTTCCTGGCTGGAAGAAGGTGCTAGCGTTCCCGAAAGCAATGAAGTCTTTGGGCAGGTATCCATTGGGGCCTTTAAGCTCGGTACCATGATTAAGATTTCTGATGAACTGCTAAATGATAGTGCTTTCAACATAGAAAGTTATATTGCGGAAGAGTTTGGCCGTAGAGTCGGAACCAAAGAAGAGGAAGCCTTCTTCGTTGGAGACGGTACTGGCAAGCCTACAGGCATATTTGATGTGGCAAGCAATGCCGAAGTTAGCGTTACTGCTAATAGCGCAACAGCGATTACCTTTGATGAAGCTATGGACCTTTACTATTCCTTAAGAAGTCCTTACAGAAAGAAAGCTGTGTTCGTTATGAATGAAGCTACGGTAAAGGCTTTTAGAAAGCTGAAGGATGGTAATGGCCAGTACCTGTGGCAGCCTTCTTTGACTGCAGAAACACCTGATACTATCTTGAATCGTCCTATTTACACTTCTTCCTATATTCCTGCTTTAGCGGCAGGCATTAAGGGAATTGGCTTTGGTGATTTAAGCTACTATTGGGTTGCCGACCGTCAAGGCAGAAGCTTCCACAGATTGAATGAACTGTTTGCTGTAAACGGACAAGTAGGATTTATGTCTACTCAGCGTGTCGATGGCAAGCTAGTTTTGCCGGAGGCATTCAAGATTCTACAGATGAAGACAGCCTAGGAGGTAGTAAATGGCAGAGCTATTGGTGACAGTAGCTGAAGCCAAGGAGTACATAAGAGTCGACGGGGATGGGGAGGATACCCTCATCTCCTCTCTTATCCTATTGGCTCAGCAGTATGTGAATAATGTTTTAAAGTGGGAAGTCACAGCGGAAACAATGGAGCCTTCCATAAGGCTTGCCATTATTCTTGTGACAGAGCATTTCT